TGGACCAGATAAACCAAGAAAAGATAGTTATTCTGCATTAGTATTGGGAAATTGGCTCACAAAGATTATAATTGATATGAGAAGTGTTACTGTAGAAGACAATGCAGAAACATTTACTCCAATGTTTATAGCTTAAAAGTCACTTTGAAAGTCACTTTTAAAGTTATAAGTGTAAAATAAAGAAATATGAGTCGCTCTTATAATAAAAAATCTTCTTATTGGAATAGATTTTCTAAAGGTGCTAAAGAAAATGAAAATTCTAATCTAGAAGACTTAATCAATAATAATACTGAATCTGCTCCATCTTTTGTTGGCGACTCTTTTTATGAAAGCGCCGCTAGTTACGAAAGAACTAATATGTCTAGTTCTGGAGATGGCAATACTTCTTTGCGTAGAAATTTAGCTTATGTAGGACCAAAAATTTATAGATACGCAAATATTCGTGAAGGTTTGTTGCCTTTCGAAATGTCTGTAAACGGTTATAATATTCGTGATGCAATTGAATTATGCCAAAAAGCATATGCCAATGTAGCTATTTTTAGAAACGCGGTTGATATAATGTCAGAATTCGCTAACGCCGAAATATATTTAGAAGGCGGAAGTCAAAAAGCTCGCGACTTTTTTACTAAGTGGATGAAGTATACAAAGATGTGGAATGTAAAAGATCAGTATTTTCGCGAGTATTATCGTAGCGGCAATGTTTTCTTTTATAAAGTAAATGCTAAATTTACTATCGACGATTTTCAAAGCATATTAGAAACATATGCTAATTATGATGGCGGATCTTATGAAACTAATGTTCAAATTCATAAATATCCAACATCATATGATGTTAAAAACTTAATTCCAGTACAGTATGTTTTGATGAATCCTTTTTATGTAACAGTAAATAGAACAAGTTCTTGGAGAAAAGTTGTTTATCAAAAAATCCTTTCTGAATATGAATTAGAAAGATTGCAGAATCCTAAAAATGATAGAGATGTAGAAGTTTTCAACAGTTTAGATAAAGAAACACAAACTAAGATTAAAAATGGTCAATGGGCGCAAGATGGTTTGAAGATTCAACTCAATCCAACTGATGTAATTTATTCTTTTTATAAAAAGCAAGATTACGAGCCTTTTGCAGTTCCTTTTGGATTTGCTGTTTTAGATGATATTAATTTCAAGCTTGAAATGAAAAAGATTGATCAAGCTATTTGTCGCACAATTGAAAATTTTATATTATTGATTACGATGGGTACTGAACCAAGTAAAGGTGGTATCAATCATAAAAATATAAAAGCCATGCAAGGCTTATTGAATAACGAATCTGTTGGTCGTGTTCTTGTTGCTGATTATACAACAAAAGCTGAGTTTATTATTCCTGATATGAATAAAGTATTAGGCTATGAAAAGTATAAAATTGTCAACGAAGATATTAAAGAAGGATTACAAAATATTTTAATTGGATCTGAAAAATTTGCAAATACAACGGTAAAAGCTCAAGTATTCTTTGAACGCTTGAAAGAAGCGAGAAACGCTTTCTTGAATGACTTTTTACGCCCAGAAATGGAATTAATATTTAAGAATTTAGGCTTTAAAGGTAAATGTCCTACAGCTAAATTCGAAGAAGTTTCAATTAAAGACGAAACACAATTTAATCGCGTAGTCACGCGCATGATGGAACTTGGAATTCTTCCTCCAGAAGAAGGTATAAAAGTTATTGAGACTGGTATATATCCAACTCAAGAAGAATTAGCTGCTGCTCAAACAAAGTTTGTAGAGGAACGCAAAAAAGGTTTTTACAATCCAATCGTTGGTGGCGTTCCAGTTATTCCTCCTGCTATGCCAGATGTTGCTGCTCCAGCAGCTAAACCACCAATTAAGAAAACAACTACTCCAACAGAAAAAGGTCGTCCTCTTGGATCAAAAGCTTCTGTTTTCGCTAAAGACGCGATAGCAAAAACAATGGAAAAAACAAAAGCTTTATATTCTACTATCGAAGGAGAATTAAAGAAAAAATATAAAAAGAAAAAGTTAAATGAAGAACAATCTAAGGTAGCTGAAAGTCTATCAGAAGCGATTATTATTGGTTGCGAAAGTGATGCTTGGATGTCTATGGCTACTAATGTCGTGAAAGATCCATCAATCTTAGATAAGATAAATATCTTGCCTCAAGTTCAAGAATTGGGCGCGGAACATCAATTAGAAACATATTCTGCTGCACTTTTATATCACAGTACTAAATACTCAGTGTAAAATTAAGTATTATGTTTAAATATAGAACGTCATTTGAGAATTTTGTAACGGCAAGTTTAAATTTTGATAACAATGTTCTCGTATCAAAAGCTTCTTTAGAGTCTCTAAAGAGTCTTATTCCTTCGTCTGTTAATTTGGATGCCAATGTTGATTTGATTGGAGCGGCTTTTAATGCGGCTTTGGTTAATAAATTCAATAAGAATGGTGATGGTATTGACACTAATACTGCTATTGCTTTTAAAAAGTATTTTATTCATAAACCAACAAACATTGAACACAAAAAGCAAAGAGTCGTTGGACATATTGTTAATTCAGCGTTTTCAGCTATTGGTTCTAACGATATCATTTCAGATGATGAAGTTAAAGGAAAGTTAACTCCTTTTAATATATCTTTGGCTGCTGTTGTTTATAAAACTGTTGATAGAAATTTTGCTGATGCATTGATGGAATCAAATGATCCTGAATCTAATTTATTTCAAAGAATTAGCGCAAGTTGGGAAATTGGATTCAATGAATATATGGTTGCCGTTGGAAGTTCTGATTTAAGTGAAGCTGAAATAATTACAGATAAAAAACAAATTGAAGAATTTAAAAAATACCTTAGAGGTTTTGATGGGCCTGGAGTAATGAATGATGGTACTCCAGTTTATCGTTTAGTAACAGGGCGTATTTATCCTTTAGGAATAGGATTTACAACTAATCCTGCTGCTGATGTTCAAGGCGTAATTATAGATGATGGATCTTCCGATTTGATTAAAAACGATAGTGAAGCCGAAGAAATTGAATCGTTTGAAGTAAATTCGTTAGATTTATTACGAATAAATAAGAAAATATTTTCACAAGAAGAAAAAACTACTGTAAATACATCTAAAATAAATACTATGGATCTAGAACAAATATTATCCGCATTTAAGACTGCTCTTGCTGAAAAGCAAGAAACAGTTTCTTTTAATGAAGAGGCCGTTGCTAATATCTCTCATAAAATCGCTGAGAGCATCAAGTCAAAGAATGACGAATTCAAGTCTCAGCTTCAAGCTGCTGAAGAAGCTAAACTCAAGGCTGTAGCTGAAGCAGAAAAGTTACGCGAAGATCTTAACGCTACAATTTCAAAACTTGGTGAACTAGAAGCTGCTGTTACAGCTAAGAACACTCAAGAACTTTTCAATACAAGAATGGGAATTCTAGATCAAGAGTTCGATTTTGACGATCTTGATAGATCCATTTTGGCTAAAGATATTACTTCTTTAGATGCTTCAGATGAAGCCTTCGCTTCTTACAAGGAAAAACTTTCTGTAGTTTACAGACACAAGAGCAAGGCTTTTAAAACTGAACAAGAAAAAGCTTTCCAAGATAGACTTGAAGCTGAGTTAGCCAAGAGACTTAAGGATGTTCAGCCAGTCGCTCAAGCCACAGAAAAGACAGTTCAAGTTGAAACTGCTTTAGCTAACGCTAAGACAGAAGCTACTGTTATTTCTAGTCAAATTGAAGTTACTGAAGCTCAACCTTCTTGGAAAGATAAGATCGCCAAAGCTTTTTCGAAAGAAAACATAACAATTAAATATTAAAATATATGTCACTAAGATTATATCCATTCAGACAGTATAGTGATGTTGATGTCATCAACATTTTCGCTAACAGCACCTGCGATGATAATCCATCTACCAATGGTAATGGTTCCGCTGGTGTTTTCGTCAAGGTAAATGCTGGTAATTTGGATCTTGATCCAATTACCTACGGAACCAACGCTTATCTAGGCAAGACTGACTATCCATTCCTTGGAGCCGCTCAGTATCCTAGCGTTCCTCTTACCTTTACTGCGGCTACCAATGATGCTCCTGTTCTTGGTATTACGCTCAATCAAACACTCGCCAATGATGAAAATGGTGAAAAGCTCCTTTACAATCCAGTAAAGAGACAAGAGCTACAAGCCGTTCTCTCTGGACAAGCTGTTCCAGTCGCTACCCGTGGTATGTTCACATTGAATGATACCGCTATTGATTGGGTCGATGCCAACATGGTTGTCAATTCACATCTTCTTATTTCAGCTAACGCTGGTAAGGTTACTGGATTGGCTCCTACAACTACTGGACCTCTCACTGGTCAGTACGCCATTATCGGTAAG